AGCCGTGGTGTACTTCTGGAACGCCCACGTTTCGTAACTACGGGCCAACTGCTTGAAGCCCTTCATCACCTGATGGTCGTAGAAGTCGCGGATGCCAGCCGGGTTGGTCTCCCGCTCGCGGTCCGAAACCTCGATGTCGTTGCGGAACACCTGGCAGACGTTGTTGAGCCGGGTCGGGTTCGTCATTGCGGTCACTGCGAACGCCGCAGTCTCCAGCGGAGACGCAGTCACAGCGCCCATCAGGGTATCGACGGTCCAAGAGAAGACCACATCGGACACCTTGATCTTGGGAGCCGAACTGAAGAACGGCGTCTGGAACGAATCGAGAATCGTGCAGACATCTGCAAGACTCTCATGCGCCACACCGGGGACGGTTCCGTACCAACCGCCTACGGTTTGGGTGGTGTTGATAGCCATGTTGCTCCTTTGAGACTCTTATCCGGGACGCTGGAAGTGGGAGTCTGGGATGGTCTGTCTGATTCTCAACAGTGCGTAGGTTTCGGCATCAGCCGAACTTCCGCTCTTCTCGAAACGCCTGCGCGCCTCGTCAATCTCGCTGTCCACTCCGGCGTTGCCACTTCTGGTTTCGCCGGTCTGAACTCCGGGGAGAGAGGCGTCCACCATCTGCTGCGCGTTCGGCGTCGGAGCAGGTGGCGTACTCTTGCGCTTGGTGTCGCTGAACTTCAGGAGCGCCAACTCCATCGCCCCCACCGGGTCAGCCGCGAACATTCGGTTGTAACGCTCCGCGAAGGCCGGGTCGCTGTTGACGTACTGCGCAACATCGGCCTCGAACTTCTGGTAGTCGGGGTACTCCTGCAACACCCGGCCGCGGGCTTGGAAGCCGTTGACCAGGGGCTGTAGCGCCTGCCCGACCCGCTCGTTCACGAACTCGTTGAGCGCGTCGGCCGGGATGCCGAATTCCGCGAGGCGGTCCTCAGGACGGCTCCGCTGCGGGATGTCCTGACGCGGGTTCGCCGCGAGCGCCTGCTGCTGCTGGAACATCTGCTGTAGCCTCTGGTTCTCTTCGGCGAGGCGCTTCGCCTCGGCCGAGGAGGCGCGGTATCCCTTGGCGAGTTCGTCGGGCGAGGGATAGCCTGCGAAGTCTACGGGGGTCGGGGTGTCGTTCTCGTCTGCCATGTTGCGCGTTCCTTTCTACGGGTTCGCCGTAGTGGGACTCTCGGGGTTCTGGCCTTGGAGTTCGTCCAAGCGCCGGTTGTGGTCGAACACCACCACTTCGTTGGGGAAGGCCGTGAGCATCCACTCAGCCTCACGAATCCTCGCCCGCAGGGCGGAGTCGTCCAGATTCTTGTACTCACCCTCGCGTTCGGCGGGGGTCAGCACCAAAGCCTTGATCGCAGCGTTCGCCCGATTGGCGAGCGCGGGTTTCACCACGTCAGTCCAGCCGCTCGATGCGAGCAGCAGGCGAATCTTGCTGACCTGTTCTTCGTTCAGGGCCACGGGATTGGACTCCTACTGGAAGGTGGCGTTCTGGAGCGGCGCCTGATTCTGCGCCCCCATGAACTGCGACAGCACCTGCGGATTCAACTGGTCCATCGGCTGTGACAACTGGCTGGCGACCGCGTTCGGGTCTTGACCCGTCTGCTGCGCCATCTGGTTCACCATCGGCACCTGCGAGACCAGCAGTTCGTTCACGTTCTTGAAGTCGAACAGGTCGAACGCCTGCCGGGCGAAGTTCGCCCAGTTGACCACCTGCAACAGCGCGGGGTTGGCCGACATCATCTGCAACAGCGCGACGAGGTTCTGCTGGCGCGAAGCCTTGCCAGCCATCTGCGAAGCCGCAGTCGCACGCGCCCGATAGTCGGGTGCGAGGTCGTCGTAGTCAACGGTGACAGGCTCCTGACCGTACGGCAGGCCGGTGATGGGGTTGGTGTTCGCCAGCGTCCCGAGAATCTTCACCTGCATCGGGAGCGGCAGCCAGAGTTGGTCCATCTTGCGGAAGGCGTTCGCCAGCGGCTCGATGAATCCCTCGGCGGCGAGGGTGGTCTCCATCGCCAGACGGTTCAAGGCGTTCTCTTGACGCCCCAGGAACCCGCGTGCGGTCTCGCGTGAGCCACCCGCGCCGCCCATGAGAATCTCGTTGTCGCCCGTGCCCAACTGCATGAACTCGTACAACTGCCCGACTTCCGCATACGCCGCCTGAAGCCCCCGCATATCGGGACTCAGCGCGCGGATGTTGTCGTCACCCGCCGAACCGTCCACCAGCATGATGCGTCCGGCACGGGAATACAGGTTCTGCGTGTTCAGGTTCGCCCCCGAGGAGGCGACGTACATCGGGTCAATCAGCAGGTCGAGCGCGTCGAGTTTCTGGTTGGCAAGTCGGTCGGCGGTGCGCTGCGGACCGTAGGCGACTTCGGCCTTGCCGATGCCATCGAACGAGTAGGGGTCTGGCATCATCGAGTAGGCGAGGAACGGCAACTGCCGGTTCCCCATCGGCCCTTCCCGGTTCTTCAGCACCACGCTGCGGTTGCCGATGGCGATGCAGCGGTGGCGGATGCCGTTGGTGGCGAACTCGGCGGGGACGAGGCCGTGCATCTCCCAGATTTCGACCGGCTTGGCGAACCGCTCGTTCTCGCGGGCGCGCTGGTCGATTTCGTTGCGGAACTGCACCCGGCGCTCGCTGTACTCCGCCGCGCTCGCCGAGGAGGGATTGCCCTGCGCCAGCCGCTTGACCGCAGCAGAGTCGAAGTACGGCATCGGGCTATTGGCATCTTCCAGCAGGTCGTCGAGGTCGGCCCAGTAGCGGTGGATGACCCACGCCATGTCGGAGATGCGGAGTTTGCCGGGCTGCTGCCAGAAGTCCAGCCGGTCCACGACGTTCCAGATGGGACCGTTGTACATCTCGGCCATGTACTCATGGACCACGGGCACCGAGACACCGGGGGCCACCTGTTCCAGCCTGCGAATACGAGTCTTTCCGGTCAGGTTGCGCCAGCCGTATCGACAGATAGCAGTACCGCCGATGGCCCCCTGCAAGAAGAAGTCCGCCGCCTTCGTCACCGATTCGGCGTCTTTCATCTGCGCCGAAACCAGCACCTCGTTGCGCTTGGCCCTTGCCACGTCGTCGGGCGAGTAGCCCTCGAAGTTCACGATGGGCCACTGGCCGAAGCAGGTCTGCACCTTGCGCGCCACGTCGGACTGAATCATGGCGAAGGTGAAGGGGATGCTGAGGTTGTTGCGGAACTGGGCGGTGCGGCCCTGCCAGACCCCCCGGTAGGTGTCGTAGTAGTTCTGCAACTTGGCGAAGACCCCCTGGTTGTATTTCAGGGAGTCCTGCCTGCGGCTGTCAACCAGTTCAACCACTCGTTCGTCGGACGCCATCGGCTTCGGGGCCGCGCCGGGCATGGCCGGTGTTGGCGTCGCCATTTAGTTTTCCCCCTGTGGGTTCGACGGCAATGCTAGTCCAGTTTCACGCGGGCGTCAACCGCCGCCGCCCCAGACTTCACCGCTCCGTCGAGCGCCATGTCAATCCGCGTCATCAACTGGTTCCGCTGCCGGTTCAACGTCACCAGCATGAATACGCTGTCAGCGTCCAGTCCGGTGTGCTTGTGGGCCGCTTCGTGCGCCCGCTCCTGCACCATGAACAACTTGACGTTGGTGATACTCAGCCGGTCTACGAGGTCGCCGAGGCTGTCAGCCACTTGTCCCTCCACTCCGGCCACGACTTCCGCAGGCCGATCTCGGTGTCATTCAACTGGTTGTCGCCGAGGTTGTCCCATACGCGGCGCGAGAGGCCTCCAATCGGGTCGTGGACCCGGATGCAGGGCTTCTTGAGCGCCCCGGCCAAGGCCACCGGGCTCGACCCGCAGCCCATGACGGCCCGCGAGTTCACCATCAGCCCCGCGAGTTTCAGGAAGTCCCCGCCGTCGTCGAACGAGTCCCACTCGGGATAGGCGATGCGCCCCACCTCGCGGTCTGCCTGACTACCGACGAACACCACCTCGTCGAACAGGGAGCGGACCTCTTCGCGGATGCTGGCGAGGAACTTCCAGAAGTTCGGCGTGGCCCCGCTGTGACCGCACACGCCCTGCCCGTGCAGCACCAGCCGGTTGACGAACTCGGTGGGAGTGGGAACCTCGAACGAGTTGGTATTCGCCAGCGCAGCCACCTCGACCTCGACCGGCACGCCGGAACGCTGTAGCGACTCCAGCGTTAGTTGCCTTTCGGGGAACGAGCGGTAGCCGAGGTGGTAGACGTTGCGCCCGGCGAACTCGCTGGCCGCGAGGTCGAAGTGCCACGGCTGGCCCCCACAGGCGTAGTTCTCGATGCCGGGCCGCAGTTCCACCTTCTCGACGCATGACTGCGCGGCGAACAGCGGCTCGACCATCTTGCACGACTTCTCGTCGAGCCAGCAGGTGAACTTCTGGTCGTGCTGCTTGGCCCACCAGTAAGCGATGGGCCACTGCATGATGGCGTCTCCGGCCTTGCCGGGGAACGTGAATACGGTCTCACCCATTTCGCCTCCAGATTCGGTCTAGTGAGCAGCGCGGCATCTCTTCATAGCCTTCAGGGAGTGCATACTTGGTCATCGCCGAGCAGCCATCACAGTCCTCGACCACGATGAACTGGGGCCGCCACCGCTCGATGGAGAAGCCCTTCAGCACCTCGTCCTCGTAGCCCTCGACGTCGATGGTCAGCAGGTCGAGTCTCGGGAACCCGGCCTCTTCCAACAGGCGGTCCAGCGTGCGAACCTTCACCAGCGGGCGGGACGACGCGCCCACCTCTCCGTATCGGGCTTCAAGGCCTGAGTGTGAGGCGAACGGATAATCTCCGACTGACAGGAACTCTCTTGACTCCTCGTCGGCCGCGCCGCACGCCACCTGCCTCCAGAGTTTCCTGAGGTGGCGCCCTGCCTTCTCCAGCAGCGGGTTGGGTTCTACGCACAGCACAATCCAGCCGCGCTCCTCGAAGTGAAGCGTATTCCCGCGGAACCCATCGTTCGCACCGACATCACACGCATATCCGAAGTCTGGAAGCAGCCCGGACAGAT